AGAGTTAAACCTTTTAGTTTATTTGTTTCTACAATATGTTTAAAGAATAAAGTATTACTCATTGTCTAGCTCTCTTGTAATAATTGCAAATACTTGCTCTCTTACTAAACTATCAATAGAAAAGTTATTATAATAACCAACACTATGAAATGCTTGTAACCTTTCTATATCCAATACTTTTATAATTGTTTCTAGTATCTTGTCTTGTGTAAAGCCTTCATACTCTTTATAAAAGTTTTGTATGTAAGCTACACCTTCAATTAGTGAAAGTAGATCACCTTCAACTTTGAAATTACTTAAATCGTAATTTGTTTTTATCTCTATCTTATTCATTTGTTATCCTTTCTTACAATTTCAAAATTACTTTTAAAATCGTTTTTAGTTTCGCTACACCATAGCAATATTTCATTTATTGGTGAATAACTATTATTTTCTAATACAATAAAGTCTTTACCATTAAATAATCTTTTTGCTTCTTTAGTTTTTGCTTTTACTTTCATTTGTTATCGTTTCTAACATTAATTGGTAAACAACCTTTAATACATTTTTGATCGTGAAACCAATCTTGCGTGTTTTTTTGTGCGTATAATCTCGCACCATTTTTACACTGACCATAATCTATTTCTATCTTATTCATTTGTTATCCTTTCTTATTTGCCTACAAAAGCGTTACAGTTATAGGCTAAAGTGCTGAAATGATCAGCACTCCAACCTATCAAGCTAACAGGGTTAGTGTTAGTCCTTATAAATTCCTAAATCTTTATAGTAATTCATTACCTGTTTATTTAGCTTGTTTGTTTTTCTGTCTGTCTGTAATTGTGTTATTAATCTACCTAGAAAATAACCCAACACAAACATTATTGCTAGTCCTGTAGGGCTTAACATAGTGCTTTTATCCTTTCCTTAAACACCCAACACGCCCCCATTAAGAGCGTGTAAGCTGTTTATTGTTCTGGATAGAATTGTAATAACTCCAAACTACCCATATTATTAAGGGATAAATATTTCCAACTTAAATAATTTTTAGGTAGATTTTCAAAACTTTCACGAACATAAACGCCTAAACCTGTTTTCGCGTTAAACACATAAACGAATTCAATATCTCCGTGCACTTGGTCTGTTAGTTGTATATTTTCAACATAACTGTTAGTGCCGTATTTTTGTATTTGATAAACAATAAATTTAGTCATAAATTCATTAGGTTTTATGTCCTCATTATCTTTTACAAATTCAGCTAATTGTTCGCCTAGTCCTCCGTTAATATAGCCGTCATAGTGTTTGTAATAAATTGTTTTGGGTGTTTCGTTTGTACCCTCAACAATAATATTTGCTCTTGTTCCCATTAGCTCACCTTTCTTTCTAGTTGCTTATATTGTTTAAGCATTGTTTGACTAAGAACATAAACACCTTTAGCAACTCTTTTAAAGTTTCCTTTGTGTGTTTCTGTGCCTGTTATTCTTCTAACATTATGAGTTATAATATCTAAATCTTGTGCAATAGTTTTATTATCTGTTGCTCCATTGATATAAAGATATTTAGTAACTCTTTCTGTTTGTGTTTCTTTATTCATTTTGTTTCCTTGTTTAGCTTGTATAACTATTATACATATATGTAAATAATGTGCAACTGTTTTTGAATAACCCAGATCCCTTAGATAAGAAGGCTAATTAATATTACTGTCGTTCAACAAAATAGTTTAAATTACCCTAGTGCTGTTTTATTTAAAAAAAATATAGGGGTGTTTTTAGTCAAGGTTATTTGTTACAGCACAAAGCCTATATTTATTGGATATTGTCTAAAATATTTGTCCTATAATGCGTATTATGTTGCGTACACACACACATAAATGCATAGTTAAAGTTGCGTGTGCCACCAATATAACGTATGACATCAGTCAATGTAAGGAAACTAGATCAATACAAAAACAATACAAATACAATACTATATATTGTGTGTTTTCAAAGATTGACTACATCTAGTGGTACTACTATCACAGTAATACAAACTTGTAGATCCTACTTGTTTTAGAGTGTTTTTACACTCTTTACATTTCTTTCTCAATAAGCAGATACTACTAGATAATAAAATACAAATGATTACTTCTCACCCTGTGTCATCCCTCCCAACCGATAACAAATCTGTTTATGACTTATTTTATATTATGAAGTAATAGGCTTTAACCCTAGTTATGATGGTCTAGCTAATCCACTTGCAACCACCACGTTGATCAAATAATTCTTTCTGAAAGCTAGAAAATTATTTTACTTATTCGTTGATATACTATCACAGATAAATTAAAATACAAGTCAGTAAAAGTATGTGGCTCTTTTACGCAGGTATTGACAAGGGCTTCAGGCGACTGAAGTCTTTGTCATATAAGGAAAGTGTGATATACTTAGATTACTTATTCATTACAACTTCCTTGTTAATGTTAGTACAAACTCCCTAGCTTCCTTTCTGCTAGGGTATGTTCAAAAAAATTTTTTTTACCCCACAGGTTTTTGCAGATCATCAGGCACATCTCTGCCTTTTATTCTTGGGTACACTTTAGGTTTGTGATTATTACAATATCTATATTTGTTATATTTAGACAACACAGTTTCACATTGTTTGTGCAAACAAATTCTTCCACTACTATATGAAGTAGAGGGTTTATGATTAGGATATTTTTTACCTGTTATATAATCACTCATACAATATATAGTATAGTTAGGAGAACAAGTGCCATATCATAAAAAAGGCAAGAAGAAAAAAAAGAAAAAAGGAATGTAACGACATTGGCTGAATATCAAGGAATGAAGGTTAAGCTAAATAGTCCTACGGCTATTAGAAAAGGCGAACCAGGGTATGGAAGAAAATCTAAAAAGGTTTTTGTTATGAAGAATGGCAAAGTCAAAAAGATTATGTTCGGTGATCCTAATATGCCTATTAGGAAAAACAATCCTAAAGCAAGAGCTTCGTTCCGTGCTAGGCACAAATGTAGTACAGCCAAAGACAAAACGACTGCAAGATATTGGTCTTGCAGAGAATGGTAAAGGAGAGTTATGCCAAAAGGTAAAAAAGGTTATTCTGCAAAACAAATGAAGATTGCACGAATAGCACCACCTAGGAATAAAATTACTGCAGCAGATTTTGCAGCATTAAGAAAAAAGAAAAAGAAATGAAAATCAAAGGTATTGATATGTCTAGTCTTACAAAAAGACAACAAGACAGTATGAAAAGACATAGCCAACATCACACAAAGAAACATATGCAGTATATGCTTAACTCTATGAAACGTGGTGCAACATTTACACAGGCTCATAAACGAGCACAAAAGAGTGTAGGTAAGTAATGGCTAAAAGAGTAAGTTGGATGTTTGGTGGCAAAAGATACTATGGTACTCTAATTAGAGAAACTAAAACACATAAGTTTGCAAGAACGCAAAACGGAAAGATAAAGAAAATAAAGAAATAATGGCTATTCCACAAAGTGCAAAAACAGCATTACAGAAAAAAGCAAAGTCAAGTGGTATATCTTATAGCACCTTGGCAAAAGTTTATAGGCGAGGTCAAGCTGCTTATATGAGTTCTGGATCAAGACCAGGTACAAGTATGGGAGCTTGGGCTATGGGTAGAGTAAACTCTTTTATAAAACGAGGTCATTCACAAGATGATGACTTGCGTGGAAAAAAGAAAAAGAAAAAGAAGTAGTGTCTAAAAGAAAACAACCTTATAGGTTTGGTGTACCAGCTAAGTATTTAGCAGGTCTATCTGATTCGGCAGCTAGAAAACGTGCTGCAGAAATAAAACGTACAGCTAAGAAATATAAAGCTGGTAAGAAAGTCAATATAAAAAAAGTACAGAAATCAAGAGTAGCTGACAAGAAAAAAAAGAAAAAGAAATAATGGCTGAACAAAAAATCTGTAGCAACAAAGGCTGC